CCTCTACTCACTCATCATTCCCACAACGTCCACAAACTCATTGAAGGACCTATCACGCAACGAATCCACCTGCTCTTCAAGCAACGGTAACTCGCTAGCATGGTCAGGTCCCACAACCTTAATGAACTCTTGGCGAAGGTCCGAGTAGTCAATCATTCCTTGAGGCCCACCCAACACAGCATGCGGAAAAAACAAACGCAACGCAGATTGAAAAGTACTAATCCGAGCAGTTACAGTGCTATTTCTCTCAAACGCAATGCATTTACGAACAGACGATTTCTCAATCATACCGATCTTACGCAACGATCCATCAGGCACATACAACCCGGGTAGCACAACACTAGAACACTTCAAAAACGACATATCTTTCACAGGGTAAAAAGGTGGTAACTCACCCACCTTGTTCACGTGACCAAAGGACATACCAAAACGTGCAGCAGCACGTTGGACGTCAAGATTCGACATCCGCAAAGCTCCTAAAACGTGGTGCGTGCTCCCCTGGACATCATCTCCATAGGTCCGAATGCGCACACTGCGCGTAAAATTCGTACACCCAAGACTGATAACAGCCGCTCTCTCACGAAGCGTTTCGTTGATCTCATAGAAAGCCACACGATGCACTAGTGAATTGACAGCCGAATTCAGCGGGGTCGTGATAGAAATACCCGACATCACGCTTCCTTCAACCTCAATAACCTGGCCTAACATAACAACATTAGAAACTTCCAAGTTGCGACATATAGCCACTACCATCTGAATGTCCTCATCGGACCATCCGGCACACACTGCAAGATCAATCAAAACGGAGAAAACACCAGCCAACAAAACACGATGGACAGACATATCAAAGCCCGCGTAATCGCCTCCTAGCCGCGACTCACTGTCAAATTCATCCAAGAAACGCTCCATCTCGTGCCACCTAAGGGAATAAGGATCAATGCCAATCTGGCACTCATACTCCTTCTGACCCTGCATGGCAGCAAAGAACGGTATCAAGTACATTCGCAAAAGAATATTAACAACAAACATTCCTCCGTAAAATACACGAACCTTTGTCTTACCCAACGCTATAGTCTCGTCTTTCAATGCGCTGTTAAAAGTAAACAAACCAGTTCGACCCGCTCGCAACGCCTCCACAAGACCTCTCAATTCCACACTCAACTCGTCGTTAAGCGCATAATTGACGGTTCTTTCACGTCGTACACCATCCGTGGACAAGGGATGAGGGCGATCACACCCACTAACACTACAATCAACACTGCATAGCACTTGCAACACGCTGGATTTGACTCCAACGTGCCCAAAACCTATCGCGGTGTCTGTAGGCATAGCAGCGACCACAACATCCGTCTCAACATCCAACGCTTTCATAGCATAACCGTTAATGGATTCCAAAACAGTAGCAGGGCGCGACGGGAAGCCCACACGCTCCAACGTAATCAAACAAGTGCTCTTAAAATCAAGAACAGCTGCGCTTAACAACGGTCCCGAACCAACCAGAACACCTTTCTTTCGCATAGTATCAATTACTCGCACAAAATGGCGCAAAGACGTAGGTTCGGTCGTGTCCTTGA